CAAGCCAGCATAGATAAATACTTTCTTCACAGTTATTTCTTAGATGGCCTACTAATGGAAACCGATGCAGTAGCTTTAGATTATGCCCAGGCTTATGTGGCTAGTAGAGCCGAAACCTCTATCCGATGCGATGCCATAGTCTTAGACCTATACACCCCTAATTACGATCCAGGTGTAGTAGCAGCTTTAGACCTAGATTTCTTTGATCCGATCACAGTGCTTACTACCCAGCCTGGTGGGTCGACTATAGAGAAAACTTTGCAGATCTTTGGCGTGAGAATGAATATCACCCCAAATAGCTGGAAAACAACCTTTACAACGCTAGAACCTGTCATAGATGGCTTTATACTTGGCTATAGTGAATTAGGTTCTGGGGTTCTATCTTACTAAGGAGAATAAATGTCAACATGGCCAGGCGCAACAGGTGATGTAGTAACTTCCGCTATGTGGAATGGACTACCAGCCTTTGAAGTACAGACTGCTAAGACTGCTGATTACACAGTAGGTAGCGGAGATGAGTACCAACAGTTAATACCCATGAACAAATCATCAGCTGCTAATTTTTCTATACCAACAGATGCTACATATAACTTTCCAATAGGTACTGTTATTACTGTATTAAATCAAGCCACAAATTTAGTAACTATTAAAGCTGTTACATCTGGCACTACAACAGTATTAAGTGCTGGTGCAGTAGCGGCACAGCCAACACTTGCACAATACAAATCTGCTGCATGTATTAAAACAGCTGCTAATGCTTGGTATATTGTTGGGGCTATTGCTTAATGATAGGTAATTTAGTTGCGGGTTTATCTGGTGTTGGACTTGCACCATTTGTTATAGATTATTTAGTAGTTGCTGGTGGTGGTGCTGGTGGTGGACTTGGTGGTGCTGGTGGTGCTGGTGGTGTTTTGCAAAATTCAACAAGTTTAACTTTAGGTAATACATATACAGTTACTATTGGTGCTGGTGGTACTGGCACTAATGATACTGCTAATCCTACTGGTGGTAATGATTCAGTTTTTGGGTCAATAACTGCAACTGGCGGTGGTAGAGGAACAAGTTATAACGGCGCATCTGCAACTGGTGGAAATGGTGGAAGTGGTGGCGGTGCAGCAAATAGCGGAACTGGTGGAACTGGAACATCTGGTCAAGGAAGTAATGGCGGTAACGCAACTTCATTTGCTTGTGGTGGTGGTGGGGGTCAAAGTAGCGCAGGTAGTAATTTTAGCGGTAGTGGTACTACTGCTAATGGTGGTAATGGTGGTGCTGGATATAACGGCGGAACTTTTGCATCAGCCACAGGAACAGGAAGTAGTGGATATTTTGCATCAGGCGGTGGTGGCGGTTGTTGGGAAGGAACAGCAGGAACAGCATCTGCTGGTGGTGGAACAGCAGGTAAAAAATCAAATGTAAGTGCTGACAATGCACAAGCTAATACTGGTGGTGGCGGTGGTGGTGGTGGATTTGATAATGCAACTCCAGGTTATGATTTTGGTACAGGCGGTAATGGTGGTTCAGGTATTGTAATTATTAGAACAACAGGAACTTATACAGCAACAGCTACAACAGGTTCACCAACAAGAACTGTATCTGGTGGTTATACATATTATCACTGGACAAGTTCAGGAAGTATTACAATCTAATGGCACATTTTGCAGAAATTGATGAAAATAATATAGTTACTAGAGTTTTGGTTACTGATAATAATGATCCAGCAGGTGATGAAGGTTACCAATGGCTTATTAATACTTTTGGTGGTACTTGGATTAAAACTTCATACAATGGAACAATTCGTAAAAACTTTGCAGGTATTGGGTTTATTTATGATGAAGTAAGAGATGCATTTATAGCCCCTAAACCTGATAGAGCAATAGGTTTTGATGAAGATAAATGTCAATGGATAATGCCTGAGGTGGATATTGAAGCCCTGGCTAAGTAAAGCTGCTGAGCAATTAAGAGATCAAATTGATACCTGGTATCCAGATCGCCGCTCTACCAGTGATGGGTGGATTGGTGATGCTCGTCATAGCGCCACCAAATCGGATCATAATCCAGACAAATCTGGGTGTGTCAGAGCCGTTGATGTGGATTCTCGCTTGGATTCATCCGAAGGGATCTCAATATATCTGGCTGACCAGATCAGAAAATGTGCGAAAACCGATAAGCGTATATCTTACGTAATCCATAATGGCATGATTGCTAGCAGGATACTTAATTTTAAGTGGCGTAAGTACAAGGGTTTTAATAAGCACACAAAGCACATCCATATTAGCTTTACAAAGTTAGGCGACAAAGACGGCAGAGAGTTCGATATACCACTACTAGGGGGCAAAATATGAAAATATCAGAAAAACAAAAGGCAGTACTTAAATCCTATTTTAGAGGCGTTATAGTATCTTTCTTAACTTTCTTAGCAAGTAATGAACTTGGATTAGATCCAGTTGTATCAGTGGTAGTGGCCGCACTTGCAGGACCGGCAGCTAGGGCTTTAGATAAATCCGATACAGCTTATGGCGTCGGTGCAGATGAAGCATGAGTCCAGCGGAATGGGCTGGCTTTGGCGCTGGCGTTATGGCCGTGCTATCAGGCGGGCTAATCGGATTACGTTTTCTCGTTAAAGGCTGGTTAAACGAACTACGACCTAATGGTGGATCTAGTATGAAAGATCAGCTAACTAGATTAGAACAGCGTGTCGATGATCTATTCCTTATCATGAATAAGCGACAATAGCAATATGGCAACCGCACGCAAGCGTAAGAAGGTTAATAAGCGCAAGGGTAAATACACCCATGAGCAGATCAATACCAAGTTAGATACTTATGCCATCTCGTTGCGTGAGTTTTATTTAAGCCTAAGACGTGCAGGATTTCCAGTAGATCAAGCTCTAGGGATGTGCGATAAAAACGTATTCCCAGACTGGCTAACACCATCTAGTCCAGACTTTGATCCAGTTAATCCAGACCATGACCCCTACGAAGACGAGGACTAATTGCGCAAAATTGCGTTCGTGTCAGATCTGCAAGTTCCTTTTTTTAATGAATCAAGTGTCAAATCAGTAGGCCGTTTTTTAGCTAAGTGGCGGCCTCATAGAACTATCTGCATAGGCGATGAAATTGATTTACCACAGCTAGGTGGTTTTAATGCAGGCACTATCGATGAGATGGTCGGCAACATAAACGATGATAGAAAACAAACACAAGAAGTATTAAGTTATTTAGGGGTAACAGATGTACTTGGGAGTAACCATGGAATCAGACTCTACCGATCAATTAAAAAAAGACTACCATCTTTCCTCAACTTACCCGAAATGCAGTATGAGCGTTTTATGGGATATGACAAGCTCCAGATTAAATTCCACCCCTTTGGGCTCGATTGGGCACCAGGCTGGACAGCCGTTCATGGTGACGCTTTCCCTCTTAGCCAAGTACCTGGACAAACGGCCTTAAATGGGGCTAGAAGGCTTGGTAAGAGCGTGGTGTGTGGGCATACCCATAGATTAGGCCAATCGGCCTTTACAGAGGCATCTAGAGGCCAATTAGGGCGTACTGTGTGGGGCTACGAAGTCGGAAATATGGTCGATTTGAGCAGTTCAGGCATGGCGTATACAAGGGGCTATGCAAATTGGCAGCAAGGCTTTGCCGTTGCCTATGTCCATGAGCGTAAAGTACAGGTAATAACCATACCTATTAATGCAGACGGCAGCTTCATATTTGAGGGCAAACTTTACAAATAACGTTACCAAATCGTTATCAAATATAGGCTCTAAATCATCCACAAAGTCATACACAGGTGTAACACTATTGCTATGCCACAAAGCGTGAGCATAGAAAGTAGGGCTACATGTACACAGAGCTGAAAGACTTTGGGTATTTAATTATGTGGGGAGTGGTCGTAGGGTTATTACTTACCTGGGCTATTGGCACATATATCGAAAACGTCAAAACTATACATTACTGGCGAGGCCGTAAAGATGGCTGGGATATGCATAGAAGGATGGTCGATAACGATGTCCACAACAACTGAGAAACTATTCGCAGATGCAACAGAGCTTATACACGCAAGGGGTTCACAGTACGGACACCCTTACACTCAACATAGTCGTATTGCCGAATTATGGTCTGCTTATTTTCATTTTCCGATCACAGCAAACCAAGTGGCTATGGCCATGTCACTCGTCAAGATCAGCCGCAGTGTTGAATCCCCAGAAATTTCGGATCATTACAAAGACGCAGTTGCGTATATTGCTATTGCCAAAACATGCCATGAGGCGATGCAAGACAGCGCACTAGATTGGCAGGAGTAATGGCTTTCGATTT